GACTGGGCTGAATTAGAGAAAGAGATCCAGTCACTTCCGCTATCCAGTAAAGGGTTTCCCTGGACAGAGGAGGAGAAAACAGTTTTGAAACGAGTGTACCCTCAACATGGTCCTAAAGCTGTCGCCAAAGTTCTTGAAAACCTTTCCAAGAAGAATAGTGTCCTCTTCCACCATCGAAGCATTCATGCAATACGATGCTACGCCAGCATGTTGGACGTGAAGTACGGGGAAGCTCACAATGATTGATATTCCACTTTTCCTCACAGTCTACATAGCCGTGCTCGCCGGTCTTGGAACATGGCAACTAGCCGAATACTTGACATTCTACCGTCGTCGTGAAGAGAAGCGAACAGGAGAAATCTACGGTTAGCTTACCTTAAAGAAAGTTCTGAAAGAATGTATGAAGAGAAGCTGGAGTAAAAATGGAATGTAACTGGCGGCATGTGAAGGTTGATGGAAAAGGAAGACTGATCATACCGAAAGAAGTAAGAAAGATGGCGGGAATCTGCCCTGACGGCCCTGATAATTGGGTGGCACTCAGACTCACCCCTATTAACTATTTCACAAGCCCGCCTCCGCGAAATGAAGACCCCGGGGAGATCAAAGTGGACGAATGGATGATAATAATTACACACATCAGCCTTCACGGAACGACACGGGCAGTCAAAACGGGAGGGGGCGATACTACAAACGAGTCTTAACACGGCACCCACCCGCCTATCATATTTGGTGATGATTGCAAGCATTCCACTAAGTCTCTCCCGTTTCATAGGAAATCCATACTGGCTTCCACTCTGGGTCGGCTGCTTCTCCTTAAGTATTGGAATATACATAGGTGGTTGGATTAACGAATGAAGTGTCCTAAGTGTGGGAGAGAAGTTAAGGAGGAAGAAGAAGATAAGACAACCGTCATCTACGAATGTGAGTGCGGATGGTGGGCTGAAGGGTTAGCGGAGCGTAGTAAAGAATGAGTAGCCTGGAGTGGTGGCTAACAGTTACAGAAATGCAAGAAAGGAAGCGAGCGGAGCGAGCGCCCCGGAGTGTAGCAAAGAATGATATGTCATAACTGTAGGCACTACCTAGTCTGCCGACACCCGGACAAGAAAAGCGTCCAAGCTTGTAACCAATACGAAGCGAGCGGAGCGTAGTAAAGAATGAAAGTTAGGCCTTCATGTTGGAATCCTTCGTGTTGGCGTGAATGTAAGAAATGTAGTGGTTGGAAGGAAGCGAGCGGAGCAAAGAATGAGTAGGTGCAACCGCTGTCAGTATTACGAATACTGTAAGCAGTATGAGCCATCTCTAGGCTTCTGTGATAAGACACCAGGCTTAACTGACAGACCGTATAGTCCATGTCTTTACTGTCAAACGCCACACTGTAAAGACTGCTTATGGTTGCGGTTTCAAGCGAGCAGAGCGACGAGTGCCCCATAAGTTAAAGAAATCTTCCTCTTTGTTTACCGCTTGTATAGGATTCACTTTGGGTAGACTATCATGGGACAACCCTATCAAATGGGGTCAATTACATGCACGCATGGCCAGCCGTGCCGTCACATACCTTAACCGCTGCTTCGAAACCGGAGACCTAGACTCCATTGAACGATGGACAGAAGTAATGGTGCGACATACACGCATGCTTCACGAGTTCATGGAGTTTCATAAGGATGTGATATTGAAACGTGGTGTCGTGGACAGAAAAGCAACTAGGGAATGGCAAGTCACCCACTGAACCATTCTCCCTTAACTTCATGAATCCCGTAAGTTTCACACAGTCAGAGTGGCAGGGCTTCACATGGCTCTCCCCAGATGAAGATCGAGGCCGCTTTCTCCTTGACTTTGTAAACAGTAAGGAGGACGCGATTATTATGGGTGCAAAGGAGACTGGAAAAAGCCTCATATTATCAGTTCTCGCCATCTGGTATATGTTGTTCACAAACTTGAAGACCATTGGCATCATTGCCGGTAGTGAGGATCAGGCGAAGGTTACATATGCGCATCTGCGCCGCTTATTGTTGACTGGGTCTCATGTTTCCCAGTTATTGGTTGAAGAACCTACGGCTATCACGTGTAGACTTACTAATGGTGGGGAAGTATGGGTGTACGCTGCCTCATTTTATCGGGCGCATGGCCGCCACCCCCACATCATCGTGGGCGATGAAGCTGTCCTCGCCTCCAAAGCACAGGATGGTGAAGTTTTGAAAGGTGCTCTCGCATCTGTGACAACGGGAGGCCGGAGAATCATGGCTTCCGCTCCCTACTATTGGGATACCGTGTTTATGCCCACGTGGGAGAAAGCTTCTGAACTGGGTTATCGTCGCTATGGACCCTGGCGGAAGCATCCTTGGCAAGAATTATCTCTAAATCATGCACTGCTTAAGACTCCTGTGAATCGTCGCCCCTGGATTCCAGTTGACATTCAAGTTAAAGAAGCTACACGGATGATAAATAATCCTCTCAGCAACTATCGAGTGTTTTGGATAGGTGAACCTGAAGCTGGTGTAGGTGACATCTTTCCACCTGAGAAGGTTGAAGCATGCGTAGACAACTATTTACTGGACACTATCATTGGCTGTCGTAAAGCATTGGGCGTGGATACTGGTTTCGGCTCCAGTATGTTCGGCATCGTAGGTTTAGAGGAGCGTGATCAAAAGCTTTATGTAACTGTAGCGGAGGATTATGAGCGTCCCAGCTTTAACGACATGGCTCAAGCAATAGCCAACCTCTACCATAACGAGCATTACGACGCTGTTTTAGTAGATGCTTCTAACCCCGCTTTCATCGAAGAGTTGAAGGCTCGCCACGTCTACGTTGAACCCGTCGTCTTTTCAAGAGAGCTTTCCAGTATATTGAGTGCAACCACTTTTCATATTGAGAGGGGGGGAATACGAGTCCACGAAGACTTCACAGATTTGATATGGCAGTTGAAGAATGCGAAATGGGATAAGTCGGGGCGGAAGGTGGATAAGACGGGGGCCTCATCATACGACTTAGTGGATGCTTTAATCTGCGCGATAAAATATTGGGTTGAAGGGAGAAAGGAGCCAGTCATCGCATGAAGAATCCTCGTCGTTTGAAACTGGGTGAAAAATCGGCTCAGGTTATTGGGGAACGGGGTCCTGTAGTCTACAGTCCCGTTGAAAAGAAAGAGGATAAGTGGATTGAGTTGAAACGACCCGGCGTAGTTATCAAATCAACGAGGTCGAACCGAGAGAATCTTTAGCCGCTTAAATAAATGACGGTTCCCCTCCTTTACCCATGCTGCAAGAATTGCATAAGAAAGTGCTTTACACGCAGGTTCGCGTGAAGACTGATAAGGCAGGCGGCTCTGGAACAATAATCTACAGTCAAGGAAGCAGCACTTATGCAGTAACTTGCGCCCACGTTGTTGAAGATGCTATCAGCGTTAAGAAGGAGTGGGATAGCAAGCTCGGTAAAGAAGTCAAGAAAGAGTATCGTCAAATTGTAAGCGTTGAATTCTTTGACTATGAAAACACACCTCATGGCAGAAGACCTATTTCATACAGTGTGGACGGAGAGATCATCGCATATGATAAACCACATGATATGGCTCTTGTGAAATTACGTGTCAAGAAGCCTGTGGAGAATGTAGCAAAACTATTGGCGAAAGAGAGGGTAAGTGAAATGAAGATAGGAAGTAGAGTCTTCGCTGTAGGATGCGCTCTCCTTCACGATCCCATATTGACGGAAGGCATGATAACGCATATGGGTGATGAGATTGACTATAAAGACTACTGGATGAGTAGTGCTCAAATCATCTTTGGTAATAGTGGCGGTGCCGTCTTCACTGCAGAAGGTTTTGAATTCATCGGTATACCAAGCCGCGTGGACATCGTAGGCTGGGGTAACCCTGTCACGCATCTCGGCTACTTTTCACCAGTAACAAGGATCTATCAGTTTCTTGAGGAACAAGTGTTTCAATTTATCTATGACTCAAAGTATAGTGAAGCGCAGTGTGAAGCGTTGAGGAGGAAGATTCGAGAAGAAGCACGACGGATGAAAGGCGAAGAGGAAGAACCCGTCGAACCAGCTAGTACCAGTTAATACGAGTTAAAGAAACGCTTTTCACGCGTATTTGCACCAGATAACACATGGCTAGGGGCAGGAAAGCTAATCCCGTAGTTTATAGTGCGCGTGCTCCAGGGTCTACCTCTTCAAAGGGCCTCGGTTATCATGAAGGCTTAGAGTACGGGGGCGGTGACGTAACATTTGGCCGCACTACTTCCTATGACGGTCTTAACAAGTATTTTCGAGAGTATAAGCGGGATGCTATAGTTCGGGCGGCTGTCAACATTAAAGCAGAATGGATTACGAAGGAAGGTTTTGAGACAAAGCTTGAGGAAGCGACACCAGTTCCCCCTCCGAAACAGGCACAGGTTCCGCCTCCACCGTCCGAACACCTTCCTCGAGAACTTCCCATTGAACAACCTCCGCCAGAGCAAGAGCAACTGTCTTCACCTGAATTACCTGTTCCTGAAGAACCGCCTCATAGTGATATCAAGGACTTTATTGATGAAGTAAATCGGAAAGTGAATTTTGACGCTGTGCTTCGAAGCAGCGTGGTATCTATGTGTGTGGATGGAACGGCCACATGGTTCATTGTACGAGAAGATAAGACGCCTGTAAAACTGTTAGAGCTTGAACCGTGGAATATGACTCCCTACGTTGACTCTAAAACAGGAGAACTTGACTACTGGAAGTATCAGGGTACGAAGTGGGTTATTGAAACGGAAA